CTCAGAATCTCACCCTATTGCAACACAAGATAAGAACCGAAAACTTAGGAACGGCGACAGAGGCTCAGGTCAAGGTGAAGTTGCTAGTACATCAGATAGGTCCGAAATAGCTACAGGGGGTGGCAAACAGGCTAGAGAGAGGGCAGATGACCTTATAGCCAAAGCCAAAGCTAAAGCAGCAAAAGCAGCAAAAGCTGAGAAAATGGACGGTAGAGAATCAATGAAAAACTCTGACGTATACTTCCACCTCGGTCAGATCTTTTTAGAAGCAGGAAATCCTTTCACTGGTCCGCAAAGGGCTACGGGAACTAAAGCGCGGCAAGATGCGGCAAGAAGAACCCCCACTGGCGCAGAACACCTCCCAACAGCGGAGAAAGAGGAGAACAGAGCAGCTTCTAGAGCACCTAGAGATGTAAAACCTACTGTAACCGCAAAGAACAGACTTGCAAGAAAAAGAACAGAAAGTGCTAGTAAGAAAAGAAAAGCGTTGAGATCTGTAGCGGTAAACGCACAAACTCCAAAGGAGGATAAGTAATATGAAAGTAAATTTAGACTTAGTAGAAGGTCTTCTTGTAACCTCTAAGAGAGCCGCAAGAGCCGAATGTACCAGAGCAGGGGTTACCCTTGAATCAGTAGTAGAACTTCTAGAAGCCAGAAAGGTTAAAGAAGTTAAAGCTGAACCAGTAAAGGCAAAAGAAGAGCCTAAAGTTAAGGCCAAGGCCAAGACTGTAAAAAAGAAGAAAAAGGTGGTAGTTAAAAATGAAGAGTAATAAGAAGTTTAGCAATTTACCAATTGCCCGTATTATCGCAGAAGCACTAGGCTTAGGTAGGTATGATTCTGAAGGAAAGCCTATATCAACCACTCGTAGAGCTTATAAGGTTGGTCAAACTATGGCAGATAAAGAGAAAGCGAATCCCAAGTCCGCCCCGAAGCACAAAGCTCGTAGGGCGAGGTTGAAGAAAGCTGGTTTCGCTAGCGTAAGCGCTGGTATGGCTTCTAGGTCTAAAGAGATCAGAGCGGAAGAGGAGAAGTAGGTTAGACAGAGAACCAAGAATAGAAGACGGGGTTGCAGGTTTTTAATACTGCAACCCCGTCTTCTGTTTTAATACTATCTTACACTAAAGATTAATCTTCTGTCTCTTCTTCAACTTTAGTACCACACAACTTACACTGTACTCTAGTTTTGTGTCCTTTAAAAGCATGTTCACACTTAGCACAGTTGTTATAGAAGTTACCATTCTTTACATCACAATCTTCTGACCAATCCCTATTCACTAAACTTCCTCCACTACTTTATCTTCACTAATCAGAGGAAGTTTGACATTGTTAATAAAAGCTTGTCGGTTTTCATGCCAAGACATTCTTCCTACTAACTCTCCTCTAGATCTATGGAGAATGTCTACTTTCATAACTTTATTTACCTTGCCTTGCATGAGAGCTTTAGAAGTGTAATAAATGTCGTAAAAATCCCACGCTCCCGTTAGCCAATCAGGTTTTGATAGACCAACATCTCTAATCGTGTTAGCCGTAGCAGCGAGGAATAAACCGTCTAAAACAGCTACATTCATAGGAGGTCCGTAGTCTGTAATGTAAGTCTTTCCTTCGGGGTCGATATGCTTTACTCGACCACTATGCATACCCATTTTCCAGAGTTCCATGTCCCACCAGATAGCAGTTTCTCCTAAGTACTTTGTTCCAGCCGCACCAACAAAACCTACATCCTCTCCCATAAATGCAGTTTTTAGGTTCCAAACGAAAGCACTTGGCGTATCTAATATGTGAATATCATCATGACAGAAGATACAAACATCTGTGTCTTTTAACTCTAACTTGTTAAATTCAGTCTCGTAAGTCTCGAAGATAGAGTCTCCACCCTTAACTAAAACTGCTTGGATTGAACACTTTTCAAAAAACTCTAAGAGGTCTTTTGTAGTGTGTGTAAGATTTTCTGTGTCCCTTGTCGGAATAATAGCATATATACTCATAGAATATAATAGTCTACTACTATGGAAATCACACAAGAACAACAAGAAGAATTTTTAAAGTGCAAGGAAGACCCTGTGTACTTTATGTCAAATTACATTAAAGTTATCCACCCTCTAAGAGGATTAGTTAGTTTTAAAATGTATCCTTTCCAAGAGCAGATTGTAAGAGATTTGCAAGAGCATAGATTTAACATCCTCAGAAAGTTCAGACAGGCGGGATGCACTACAGCGGGTTCTGGTTACTGCCTACACAAAGCTCTCTTTGAGAATCACCAATCCATAGTTATATTGTCAATGGGAGACACTGAGGCTACAGAGGTTCTAGAGAGAATCAAACTAATGTACGACGAGCTTCCAGATTTCCTAAAACCCGGAATTAAGGAAGACAACAAACACACATTAAGACTAAACACTGGGTCCGTCATTAAGTCCCGTGCTTCAGGAAAACAGTCTGGTCGTTCTCTAGCAGGATCCTTCCTTATGATTGACGAGGCGGCTTTCATCGAAAACATTGATACTATTTGGGCTGCTGTCTATCCAATCATTAGTACGGGTGGACGAGTATTCGTGCTGTCTACGGTTAATGGTTTAGGTAATTGGTATCAAGAGACTTATACAGAAGCTACTAACGGTGAAAATAGTTTCAACGCAATGGATATCCACTGGCAACAACACCCTGAATACAAAAGACAGAAAGAAGGGTTTGATTGGCTTTATAAAGAATTAGAGGCTAAAGGGATTAATGTAGACGATTGGGAAAAGACTACCAGATCTAACATGCCTGTTAAAAAATGGCTTCAAGAGTACGAAGCGTCCTTCCTAGGTTCAGGTGATACTTATATTGAAGGAGAGATCCTTAAAGAGATAACAGCTAGTATTAACAAAGATTTCTTTATTAAGTACAACAATAAGATGAGGGTTTGGGAAGAGCCCCTAGACGATTGTACCTACATACTTGCTGTGGATTGTTCTCTGGGTAGAGGTAGGGATAATTCAGCATTTCAGATTATAAATGCCAACACAGGCAATCAAGCAGCGGAGTTTTACTCCAATAAAACCCCTATTAATGAATTTGCTGTAATAGTTAGAGACGAAGCTATGCTATATAACGTAGCCCATGTTATTCCAGAACGTAATACAATAGGAAACAACCTTATTGATTGGCTCTATAATATTTTAGAGTACGATAACTTATGGTTGGATGATAAAGGGGAAATCGGATTTCAGACTGCTACAAAGAATAGAGATATTTTACTAGCAAACATGGAAGAAGCAATTAGGATGAACGAAATTAAAATTAACTCGGAAAGAACTCTTATCGAGTTGAATACTTTTATCCTTCTTCCGGGAGGAAGAGTAGCAGCAGATAAAGGAAAGCATGATGACTTAGTAATGAGTCTGGCTCTCGGAAATCTAGGAATGAAAGATATTAGAGATTCGGGACATATTGACTTCGTATCTAAAATACCACATAAAGAAGTTCCACCTATGCCGTCTAAGCAGTACCGAGTAGGTTTAGGAGCGGGTAACGGGATAGTTAACGAGGATTACACATGGATAATGGACAAATAGACGAAAGTTACACAGAGTTTGGTAGTAAGTTTAATCGCCAAGGGTCTTACTTAGCCCCTATAGGTAAGATTGGTCAATTCTTCTCTAAGTTCTTTGCTACTACTGCTCAGAAGGAAGCTGTAAAGGCTATCGATAGTGGTTTACCTACAGAACACTCTGGAGATACCATTATAACTGACCAAGTAGTTAAGGACGCTGCGGCAGGAAGTATTTCTAGAACAGTACTTCTACCTCAACAAGAACTTAATAGAAAAAAGAGATACGATGAGTATGAAAACATGGACGAGTACCCTGAGATTGGTGCCGCCTTTGATATTTATGCTGATGAGTGTACACAGAGAGGAAGTAAGAACGAGCGTTGGACTATCAATACAGACGATGACTTAGCTCACGATGAGGTTGAAAGATTGTTTAAAACTATCGACCTTAAGACAGTCCTATGGGATATTTCCAGAAATACGATTAAGTATGGTGACAACTTCGTGGAAGCTATTGTTGATGTTAACCGTCCTAAGTTAGGAATTAGAAAAATTAAGATCCTTAACCCAAACTACATGATTAGATCAGAGGATGCGTTTGGATATCTTAAAAAGTTTATGCAAGAGGTTCCTAATGAGAACGCTTTAGCCTACGGACACGGTGCAGAACAAAAACCTCAAAAGTATATCGACTTAGACAAGAATCAGATTGTCCATTTTCGCCTTCACACCTCAAATCCTATGTTTTACCCTTATGGCAAATCTATTGCTGCGGGATCTCATCGTATTTATAGGTCTTTAAAGATGATGGAAGACGCTATGATGATTTATCGACTAACTAGAGCCCCCGAAAGACGTATTTTTTATGTTGATACGGGAAATCTTCCTACAAGTAAGTCTGAAATGTTCATGGAGCGTCTAAAGCAGAAGTTTAAGAAGGAGAAATTCTATAACTCACAGAAAGGTACTGTAGATTCAAGGTTTAACCCTATGAGTATGGACGAAGATTACTTCATTCCTACTAAAAATGGTGTTGGAACTAAGATTGACACCCTTCCCGGAGCCCAAAACCTAGACCAAATCGAAGATGTTCGCTACTATAGGGACAAATTAATGGCTTCTCTTAAGATTCCTAAGGATTATATCGTAGAGAAAGACAAGTCTCCTGAACGTAAAGCAAACCTGTCGCAGTTAGACGTTAAATTCTCTAGAACTATCCAGAGAGTCCAACAATCAGTCGAAAAAGGACTAGAAAGTCTCGCCAAAAGACACCTAACCCTTAGAGGATTTCCTTCTTCTATAGTTAGAGACATTGAAATTAACCTACCAGAGCCTTCAGATGTTTCCGTCAAGAGAAAATTAGAACTTGATGACATGAAGCTTCGTGTAATACAAGCTGCTCAAGGTCTAGGCTTAATGTCACAAGACGCTATCTACAAAGAGTACTTCAACTATAAAGACGATGAGGTCAAACGCATGAAGGCTGCTATTAAAGAAGAAAAAGAAGAACAGATGAAGTTCGACCAAGCATCCGCTGCCGCAGCAGGTTCTACAGGAGGAGCAGGAAATGTTGCTCCCCAGACTGCGCCTATTGCAGAAGAGACTAAGGTTGTACTAGACGAAGAAAAAGAGCCCACTTTAACAAACTTAGAGAAGTTAATCCATAAAAATGGAGCTTCTGAAGAAGAATCAACTATATTTGCTAGAATTTTAGAGAAGCAACAAAGGAAAGTTGAACCCTTTACTGATTAGGTAAGGTATATAAGAGTAACCGAGAGGATTTATTATGTTTTCAAAACTATTTGACCACAGAGACAAAAAGATTACCCACCTAACCAAGTTAGGTGATTGTATTGGAAGATCCATCAGAGAGAACGTAGTAATTTTCTCTATTGAGTCTGAAAATGATACTGTAACGTACCTTACCGAGTCTGGTAAAGTTATTACAGGAGAGTATTCCTTAGCTGGAGACATTACTCTAAGCCGAATCTCTATTCAGGAGTCAGATGTCTACAAAGATGTAGACAAATTTGATTCTCTTGTATCCGATAAGGTTTCTTCTTTAGTTTCTAACATTTGTAGCACAAACTACACCTCAGCAGACAGTACTTTGTCTGATATCTTTGGACTTTGGGAGAACAGACTACAGATTGACACTCTCCAAGACAAACTTCAAGATAAGAAGAACCAGTTAGCCGAGAAGGAGTCTATTCTTTACACTGAAGAGTTCCAGAACCTTAACGAAGTAACTCCTCAGCTAGTAACCTTCCTTCAAGAGAATTTTGAGAAGGTCAGTCTTGTTCCTGAGATCAGAAACGCAATAAACCTTTCAAACACTGTCTCCGAAGCATTCGACTTCCCTAAGTTAAGCTTTGCCGAGTTGAGTGAGGGAGGATCTTACACTCTAAAAGAGGGAACTTCCGACTCAATCTACGACATGATTTGTAGACAGGAGCTTATTAAGCGAGAGCTTCTAGAGTCCAAGAAAGAATTTGATTCTGTATGGGCATCAAACTCCACAATCAAGAATCTCGCAGGACTAGTCTACGAGAAAGACGATGTAGTCATCGCACAAGCTCTTGTAGAAAGTCTTAAGGATGTTCCTTACTTAGCTATGGCTTCTAAGAAGTCCCTAACTCAGGTATTTACTAAGTGCCTTGGTTTAGATAACGAAGTCATTTCAGAGTCAGACATTCAAAAGTTATCCTCTAAGGTATTTGAACTTAAGAAGGATGTAAGGTCTGCATTAACCGAGAACATTAACAGTCGTTACGGAATCAACATTGCAAACTTGCAGGAAAGTGTTACTTTCAAGAGTCTAGCAAACACTCAGGTAGTAATCTTTGAAGCAATCTCACGTTTAGCTCCTAAAGGAAGTATCCTTAAGAAAACTATTGGTGAGCTTTCCGAAATGCTCAAAGGTAAGTCTGGAGTAGAATGCATTGATGTAAACGACTACATCAGTGAAGTCTTTAGAGAGGCTGGGTACTCAGCAGTTCTAGAAGAATCTTTTAATAAGGGAAGTCTTGCAAGCCTTAGTCTTAGGCGTGTTACGAAAGATACTTTAGACGAGTCCGCTCTCTCTGATTCCGTAAATGAGAAAGTCAGTAAAGATGCTGCTACTAAGGATTCTATTTACCCTACAGATGAAACTCTAAGTGATGAAGAGTTAGAGAAGGGTGAGGAAGAGGAGAAGAAGAAGGCTAAAAAAGAAGACAAGCCTGAAGACAAGCCTGAAGACAAGCCTGAAGAAGAGCTAGAAGAGTCTGGCGCACCTAAGACAGAAGACGAAGCTATTGACGATCTATCCGATTTAGATGATATCCTAAAGAAGATAACCTCTGATTCTGAGGAAGAAAAAGAAGAAGAAAAAGAGTCTAAGTAGTTAGTAAGGGAGTTTTCCTTTTATGACGGATCGTAAGCCACTTTACCTAGGAAGAGATCCTGTAACCAGTGATCCAAGCTCTCTCGTAGAGTTTAAGAGTACTGACGTTATTGGTGTTATTGATGGAGGTACGGGAGTTTCTTCCCTCTCGGACCTCAGTTCTATCTTTGTCCCTGTAGAGGATCACGGTTCTTTAGACGGACTATCACATAATGACCATCCCCAGTATGTTCTTAGTTCTACTAACTTAGCTCTAAGCGCACAAGTAGTTGCCAACACAAACACGCCTTCTGAGATGGTGTTTGTAGCTACAGCAAGTCAGACTAATTTCTCTTTAACTTCTACGCCTTCTATGGCATTAGTGTGGATTAATGGGTTGGCTCAAGAACCTCAAGAGTATTCTTATGTAGGTAATGATGTTGTACTAAGTACAGGAGCTACTGTAGGGGATGATGTAAAGATTCTTTGGTTGCAAAATTACCAAGTCACAGCATCCCAGAAGAGTGGTTGGATCGACTATAAAGATTCTTCTACTACCACAAGTTCTTTAATTCTTCCTGCGTCTACGTGGGTTACTCTTCCAAACGATGGTTTAGGTACAGGGTCTAACTCCACATACAAACCAGACGGAGTTACTACCTTACTAGATACGACTACTGGGTACATCGATTGCTCTCAGACTACACTCGGTGATGAGTTGCTTATTAGAAACGACTACACTGTTGTGCCAAGTATGAATAATTCTACTTTAGAGTTTCGTTATCAGCTAGGATCTGGAGGATCTCTATATAACTTAGATACAAACGTTGCATATTTAGGTAATGGAGCGGGTATTGGTTACAGACATATTTCTTGTGATAATATATGCTTAGGAGATACCAATACTATAAACAACCCCATAGCCCTTCAAGTTAAGTGTAGTAGTGCATCCACACTAATTAACGGAGGAACAAAAATAACCCTTCTTAGGAGATAGTGTATAAATGTCTATTAGAATTGAGCATAGTGTTGCAGGCAACTGTATAGTCCTACATGGAGCAGAGCGTCCTTCTTACCCAAATACTACTGTAAGTGCTATTCCAGATACTTCAGTTACCAATACTGTAAACATAATTAACACTATAACAACAGAATCTTCAGGGTCTGACAAGTACGAACTATTTCAGATTCCTTTTACAGACTTTGTTGACGTAAGTGGGGGTTCTTTTACGGATGTATCTTCTTGTGTAGATTATATTAATGTTGCGGCCAATGATATGTCTAGGGCTGATACATGGGAACACTTCGTATACAACAGTATTACAGGTAGAATTCAGGCAGATAAGCCCTTTGAGACAACACTAAACTCATTATATCTTGGTGACCAACATAAGATGAGTTCTGGTTCTGAGAATATTTACTTTACTAACCTCACTACAGAGGTTAATTGGTATCCTGCTTGGGGTGGTATTAAGGATCAGTCCTTATCAGCTAACCAAGACATGAGTGGTGTTTATAACCCCACAGGAAGAGTGTTCGGTGCTTACGGTGTATTATCTCTTGGTGGAAATCCTGTTACGGGAACTTCTATTGCTTATGATGGTGATAACTACTTTCCTGCTAACATCTCAGGAATGGGTATTACGACAGTTGTAGCTGAAATAGTTGCTTCTAATGTAATGCTTAGGTACGAGCTATCCGTTGACGGTACTCCAGTATATCAACAATTCTTAGAGCACAGTGGTCTATCAGTTAATCAACCTCTCTCATGGACCTTTGATCACCCTCTAGACGTTAATGGTGGATCTACTAACCACGCTTCTATTACTAAAGTAGCAGCAGACGGTACTGATGTTGGTCTACTTCTTGTATGCGAAGGTGATGACGGAACTAATCGTTATCAGACTACCGTGGCTAACCGAAGCTATGAAGATAAGAATATTGCTTTCACTGAGGATTTAGATAGTATTGACGTAGTTGGATTCTACGACTTATATGTTGACCCTACGTTTGCTGGTACTGGAGCAGGAACTAACCTTGCTCCTTACACTACTATCTTAGAAGCTGTCAACGCCTCCTCATCGGGGAACAAGATCTTCGTTAAAGGAGTTAATAATGTAACAGCAGAAATCGTCCTACCTCATTCCCTCAGTTTCTACGGAATCGATGGTTCTGAGATCCGTTACTCTACTTATGACGCAGCTAATGGTAATATACTAAAGTTCACTGGATCGGCTAATACACAGTCATTTACCTTCAAAAATATAGCTTTTAGCAACGCTGGTGAGTACGCTCTCAAGATTGTCCAAGCTGCATATATTAATATCACAGATTGTACGTTTACACATAACGGGTGGAATGGTACAGGATTAGATACTGTCTTACCTACGGCTACTACGGGTATCGCTGGCTATGACTCAAGTGCTTCTACTTTGCAAGCATTTTATGCAGGAGCTAATGCTTCTAACGGTGGAGCTATGCGTATCGAGAACATTACGAACATCCGTGTGATTGGTAATGTAGCTCTTGAGAACCTACGTGGACTACGTATTCAGGATTGTGGTATTGGTGGAGCAGGGTTTATTACTCGTAACGTTTCAACTAAGAACATCGAATCTGGTATTTATATTGCTGCTGGCAGTTTACTTGGTTCTCATAACATTACGACTACCATGAACGTAACCTCTTATAACGCTAATAATGGTCTTCTTTGTATTGGTGGTATCAATAACAAGTTCAGCCAGAATGAAGTTAATGGTAATTGGAACGCTGGATTTTGTGCTTGGGGATCAGCAAATGCTACTTTAAGAGATTGTGGTTTATATGATAACAACCGATCTGTGTACAATGGTATTGGAAACACAGGTGACGCTAAAGCATCTATACAGATCAACGAAAACTACAACCTACTAGGTACTACGATTACTCTAAACTCTGATGCTAGATTCATCGCAGAGATTCTAGACACTCAAGTACACTACACAGGTCTTGGTTCCAACACAGACAGGATAGGATTCTTGATTACTTCTAATGTTGGAGGATTACCTGACAACGATAAAAATATTATTAAGGTTGATGACGTTGGCTTTATCGGTCAAGATTACGCTATCGACTTCAGTGAGGTAGAATTAACTAACTTACGTGTTGCTTTAGGTGACAACTCCTATATGACTATAGGTGAGAGTGCTGTTAAAGCTCCTCTACTAGGAAACTACAGTGAGCTACCGTTCTCTAACCACGTAATGGAAGTTCCTGAGGTTGATGTAGTTGTAGATACTTTAAAGCAGACGATCTCTCTTAGAGAAGGAGTCGGAGGTAATGTTATTAATGTTTATGGTGTTAACGAGCTACAGTCAGTACTTAAAACTAACTCTGTAGACATTATCCAGAAGGCTAGTGATAAAATCCAGCTTAGAGACTGCACTTTAGGCAACGTTTACGTTAACGGAGTTGTGGCTGGATCTAACCTGTCCACGATGAATGACTCTCTTAATGGTGCATTTAACATGGATTTAATAGAATATAAGCAGTTCTTAGAGTCTGACATAGGTGTTTCTGGTGGTGCAACAACAACTACTGCTGCTTTCTACTACATTGAGTCACCTGACACTGAGTTCCATTACCCCTTGTTTAAAGATGAATCAGAAGCTAATGACTTTGATACAGCTAACGGTGGATCTGGAACTAGTACCCAGCACACGTATGTAGACGATCTAGAAGGTATAACTTGGTATAAACCTACTACTTTAGGTGTTACAAGTGCTTCTGCTGCTCCTGTTCATGGTGTTTATGGAACCTCTGAAAATGTTGTTTGGAACATTCAGAACACTGACGTAGATTCTAACTATGTACCTACCTTTAATGACCTTACCTACACAATTCAAGAGCAGAGTGCAGTTAACCTTGTATACAAGCCAGCAGGTGATACGGATACTTATAACGTAACTAACATTCCTACAGGCTATGCAGACACTGGTTATGCTATTGTCGGAACCGCTGAAACTATTACTGACGGTGTAGATGTTTCCTATACTTTAAATGTAACTAAAGCTAATGCGTTTGGAAGTGATACAGGCACGATTAGCCTAACCATTACTGATGATCCTACTAACAACGTAGCTGCAAATGATACGCCTTGGACTAAAGCTCTTGACTTCACTGGCGGAAACGAGTACACAAAGCAAGTTAGTAACAGCATGTACTACCAACCTATTCAGATGCAGGGTCTTGCCAATCAAGTTGGTATGGGCACATCTACTCAGGGTGATACATCTAACTCAAGTAGTTCTAGACCTTGGGCTACTGCTGTTGTATTTAAATCCGATGGTAGCAGCAGTAACCAGATTATCTGGAACCAAGGAGAAGGATCTTCAAGTAACAACGATAATATCTATCTAAGACTAACTTCTGTTGGCAGTTTGATGTTCGGATGGGGTCGTGAAGGTGTGGGATACAACGAGTGTAGATTTGCTAACCAGACTATCTCATCCTCTAACTGGTATGGTGTTTATATTGCTCACTCTGGTGAACGCTTAGGAGGTAATAACGCTTCCGCAGCTAACTTAGCTGACTGCTTTGACATTCGTTTAATGAGTAGTGCAGACTCTTTCGTTTCAGTAGGTAACAACTTATCTACAACATCTAACTGGATAACCACTGGAAACAGAATGGATAGGACTTTTGATGGAGACTTCACTGTTGGTGGACGAAGTTCAAACCTCAACTTCTATGGTAAGGTTGCTAGCTGTCTTGTTACTACGCTTAGACAAGCTCAGACTCTGCCTACTACTAACGAGGTTGATAAGATGATCACAGACCCAGTGAAGTGGTATGCTAACTTCAAGTCTGGTGAGGATTTCCGTTTACCTACTAGCGGTTCCACCTCTTCTTGGGGATCAAACTCTTCTAGTGCCTACAAAGCTACTCAAATCTGGTTGATGGGTGACGGTACTAGTGACTCTTACTCTAACGGCATCAGAAACTACATTTACCCTGCTGACCAAAACTGGACCAAGATGCAGTTCACTAACATGCAGTCTAACGATATTGAAAACGTAACCCTTCCCGGTCTTACTTAAAACAACTCACTCCTCAACTTAAAAAGATATTATGCCTAGTAAATCAAAATTAAACATGATCCATCAGAGTGGAGCTACTGATGGACAAATTGTAAAGTACGATTCTTCTGCTAATGAGTGGATTCCTGCAAACGAGACTGGTGGAGGGGGAGGGACTTCTGATCACGGAACTCTAACTGGATTAGCTGATAATGACCATCCTCAATATGTTCTTAGTTCTACTAATTTAGCTTTAAGTTCTTTAGTAACTACGAACCAAGGCATTGTAGAGGATGTGTCCTCAACATTATTCGACAACTCTAGTTCTTGGGGAGCAGGGACTTCCGATCACGGAACTTTAACTGGTTTAGCGGATGATGATCATCCTCAGTATGTTCTTAGCGCAACTAATTTAACTCTTAGCTCACTAGTAACTACAAATCAAGGTCTTGTAGAAGGAGTCTCTTCTACAGTATTCGATAACTCAAGTACTTGGTCTACGGATACAAACACTACTGACCATACGGCACTATCAAACATTGGTAGTAACACGCATACAGATATTGATAGCCACATAGCTGACTCAACCCTTCACTTTACTGAAGCATCTATTGATCATGGTTCTATTGGTGGCTTAGGAGATAACGACCATCCTCAATATACTTTAAGTTCTACTAACCTTGCTTTAAGTTCTTTAGTAACTACAAATCAAGGCTTAAGTGAGGGAGTATCTTCAACAGTATTCGACAACTCCTCAACTTGGGCTACAGACACTAACACAACTGATCATGGAGCTTTTACTGGATTAGCGGATGACGATCATCCTCAGTATGTTCTTAGCGCAACTAACTTAACTCTTAGTTCCTTAGTAACTACTAACCAAGGTTTAACGGAAGCAGTATCTTCTACAGTCTTTGACAACTCTGGATCTTGGTCAGAGGGCGACTACTTACCTCTTTCTGGAGGAGATGTTACGGGTGGGGTAACTATCTCTAGAGACGTTGACACAAATACAGGAAATGTTCTAACCCTAAATACTGATGTTGATAGTTCACTTGCAGGTCCTGTGTTATCTCTTGATAGGGACTCCGATAGTCCAGCAGATGGAGACTATCTTGGTCAAATAAAATTTAAAGGGAAGAACTCTACAGGAGGTGAAGTAACTTACTCTAAAGTTACTGCTAAAACTTCCGATGTTACAAACTCAACTGAAGACGGACTTCTTGAGTTTGCTAACCAAAAAGATGGTTCACAAACTATTGTAGCCAGACTAACAAGTACGGATCTTAAACTTATTAACGGTACAGGATTAGAGGTAGACGGTGACGTATCTGTTACAGGTACAGGACCTTGGACAACAGTATCCTCTACAGTATTTGATAACTCAAGCACTTGGTCTATTGATACAAACACAACAGACCACGGAGCTTTTACTGGATTAGCGGATGATGATCACCCTCAGTACACTTTAAGTGCTACCAACCTAGCTCTTAGTTCTTTAGTAACTACGAATCAGGGTCTAAGTGAGGGAGTATCCTCTACTGTATTTGATAACTCTGCTTCTTGGGGTTCTGCTGGTGCGGTTATGGAATCTGACTTTACCCCAGCCCACGGACTTTTAGTTCAACAGAGTGGTACGGGATCTCCAACTATGGTTTCTTTAGGAACAAACGAGATCTTAGGAAGACTTTCTTCTGGAGGAACGCAGATAGAAGGGTTGAGTGATTCTGATGTTCGCTCCTTGATTAACGTGGAGGATGGTTCAACGGCTAACTCTTCCGACGCAACACTCTTAGCAAGGGGAAATCATACAGGAACACAAACTACATCAACTATTAGTGACTTTGACACCGAAGTAAGCAATAATACTAATGTAGCAGCTAACACTGCCAAAGTTACTGCTAATGAAGCGAACGTAGTATCCGCTCTTGACGGAGCTAGTTTAGACTCTGCTACTGTAGCTACGGGGGATAAAGTTGTTATTCAAGATGCAGATGATTCAAACAAGATAAAAACAGTAACTGCTCAAAGTATTGCTGATTTAGGTTCAGGAAGTTCAGACCACGGAGGACTAACGGGACTATCTGATAATGACCATCCTCAGTACACTTTAAGTGCTACCAACCTAGCTCTTAGTTCTTTAGTAACTACGAACCAAGGTCTAGCAGAAGGAGTATCCTCTACAGTATTTGACAACTCTGCTTCTTGGGCTACAGATACAAACACTACTTATGTCTCCAGTGATTTTACTCACGATGACTTAACTGGTTTTGTAGCTGATGAGCATATTGACTGGACACAAGCAGGTGCTGGTACTATCCATGCTTCAAACTATGTTGACAACAACACAGACACTACTTATGTTTCTAGTGATTTCGATCATGATTCTTTAACAAACTTTGTAGCTGACGAGCATATCGATTGGACTGTTGATCAAGGGTCTACTAATATTCATGCAGGAAACTACACAGATACAAACACTACTTATGTCTCCAGTGATTTTACTCACGATGACTTAACTGGTTTTGTAGCTGATGAGCATATTGACTGGACACAAGACCAAGGTGCTACTAATATTCATGCAGGAAACTACACAGATACAAACACTACTTATGTAAGTTCTGATTTTACTCACGATGATCTTACTGGATTTGTAGCTGATGAACATATCGATTGGACACAGGCGGGTGCTGGTACAATTCATGCTTCTAACTATGTTGATAATAACACAGATACTACTTACGTTAGTTCAGATTTTACTCACGATGACTTAACTGGATTTGTAGCTGATGAACATATCGACTGGACTGTCGATCAAGGTGCAACCAATATACATTCAGGAAATTATACCGATACAGATACTACTGACCATACGGCACTATCTAACATTGGCAGTAATTCTCATACAGCTATTGATAGCCACATAGCTGACTCAACTCTTCACTTTACTGAAGCGTCTATTGATCACGGTTCTATAGGAGGTCTTGGAGGTGATGATCACCCCCAATACACTTTAAGTGCTACAAACCTTGCTCTAAGTTCTTTAGTAACTACAAATCAAGGTCTAGCAGAAGGAGTATCTTCTACTGTATTTGATAACTCTGCTTCTTGGGGTGGTGGTGGAGGAACTACTAACCTATCAATAGGTACTACTACAACTACAACCGTAGACGTAAACTCCAACACAGGTACGAATGCTACTATACCTGCTGCTATAGCTACAACTGCGGCAGGATTATTGACTGGTGCTGATAAAGCTAAGTTAGATGGTATCGAAGCAGCAGCAGAAGTTAATGTAGATACGGATCTCTCTAAAACTGTAGGTGCATCTACGGTTACTATAGAAAGTAGTACAGGAACAAACACCGAGATACCCGCAGTTACTGGATCATTAGCAGGTGTTTTAGCAGCCGCTCAGTACAATGTTATTTTGACTGCACTCGGAAGGGTTGCTCTCATGGAGGATAGTGCTACAGCAGACCAAACTGCTGCTGAGATTTTAGCATTGCTTGTAGGAGAGAAATTAGCTACTAAGTCTGTAGGGACCGACGCTCTAGTAAACAAAGGTACGGTTACAGGAGCAACTACTATTGACTGGAATGACGGTAATCACCAAGAGATTACACTTGGTGCAGCAGCTATTACGTTAACATTTACTGCTCCTACCCAAGGGACTGCTATGTTGGTATTAAATGTAAAACAGGACGCAACAGGAGGGAGAGCACTAACTCTACCCTCAATAGAGTACCCTAGAAGTGGGTCACCTACCTACAGCACAGTAGCTGATGCAAACGATCTACACACGTTCTACTGGAATGGTACTACGTATCAGGGCGGCTTTGGACCCGCAATGGGATAATGGCTATTTCAGTTCAGAAAGGTGAGGCTGTACTATCATCTGATTCAGACACTATTACAATAACCGAGGTAGATCTAAATAGATCCTTCGTTATTATTGATTCTAGTACGAATACTGCAACGGGTAGTTCTGGGTATCAGTCTTGGGGCGTTCACGGAAAGCTGACAGATAGTACTACCTTAACTATTCAGCGAGACGGAGGCGTTGCGGATGCCCAAGTAACTTGGACTGTTGTTACTTGTGATCAGTCAGAATTTTTAGTTGTAGGTCGAGGAACAACTACTATCTCTACTGGAAGTACTACAGGTACATCCGATGTTGCAGAAAGTGACCCCAACAGAACTATGCTTATTTATGGAAGCAGAGGTAATTTCGGTACAGGATCTTCTAACCTTGGTTTTGCTACACTTGAATATACTACTTCTGTTTTACTTACAGGAACTAGAAACGCAACCTCAACCACACGTACTTACGTTTTTTGGGAGGCTATTGAGTGGAGTCTAGAGAGTGGTGTGACTGTTGAAAAAGGTACAGCCTCCGTTACTGTAGGAGCAGCCAGCGAATTGTCTTTTTCTCACGGAGTAACTGGTATAACAACAACTAACACGTGGTGTTTTAGTCAAGCTCGTCACTCGTCTAATGGCTTAGAGCAATGTTCTATGAGAGTTAGATTTGATAGTACTGACATTCTTCTAAAAAGGTATGATCAAACAAACGCTTATGTGTCAGATATTGCTTGGCAGTTAGTAACATTTCCTGAAGATTGTTGTGAGCAGAGAACTCCAGTTATGGCAAATACAGATAGCGTAAAAGATACAACACCCTCTTTAGTCATGGATACAGGAGCAACAATCGTCTGGTTTACAAACTCCTGTAACGGAACAGGTGCAGCATTTGGAAGAAATGCTTGGAATACTCAAGTTTTAAACAGCACTACAATTAGATCTAAAAGAAGTTATACTGGTCAAGCGGGAGAGGGAGCTTTGTCTATTTGCGATTTTAGTCTAATTAATAACGTAGCAAATACTACATTCATAGGACATTTATAAAATGAAGAATCTAATAATATCAATAACTTTACTCCTATTCTTTACTAGCTGTACCACTCTGTGGGAATCAAGTAAAGATGCGGGAACTGTAGGACTAGCTTCTGGAGCAGGAGCACTTCTAGGAGGTCCTGTAGGGGCAGCAGGGGCAGGACTAACAACGTACCTTTTAGTTGACAATACAAACAAGGACGAGTTTATAGAAGATCACGTAATTAAAGTTGTAACCCAAGAAACTATTTTAGAACCTACGTTGTCATTATTTTGGAATAAGTTTAAAGTTTGGGCAATAATACTAACTATAGTATTGGCTTTAGTTAATCCTAGGTGGCTATTAATACCGTTCAAACTTCTAAAGAGAAGAGCTACACCTAAGAATAAAGAAATCCTACTAGATTAATAATAAAATACTCCCTCAATGACTCTCCAAGATGTAAAAAAAGAAGTAGACAGACTAAGAGCTAAGTCTCATAATCACGCAAACCACATAACCACACAAGAAGCTAGATTGGTACATATAGAAGAAGACCTGTCCCGTTTAGAGGATTTATCTCAAAGAAATCGAGTCGATTTAGTTCGAGGAGAAGAGGTTATGCTGCAATTAGCAAAAACTACAGACACGATGAACAAGACTGTAAATACCTTACACGAAACAGTTATAACAATTGATCACTCTATGGGTCTGTTTGGGAAGTTTCTTAAGTTTGTCATATTCCCTATAGTAGCTTTCTTATCTGGTGAAGCTATGTGGTCCTTTATCCATCGATAAAGTCTCTCTTAAAACTACGAAGTAATCTCCAATAATAATTCTCTTTAATTGCGGTTAAAGTAGAGATTACATTGTTTAGGCTTTGTAAAGTAGTTTCGTCCACTTCGTTTCTTCTTGACAACATCTCTAGTTCTAATAGGATAGAATCTATAGTCTTTTTCTCTGAATCTTTTTTAGTTAATTTTTCCATTTGATTATTTCTATATCGTGTCCTTCACTTTTGTAGTGTTTTTTTCTTAGGTTAGAGTGGCTTTTTAAGTACTTCTCCTTGTCTAAGAAGTCGTATACAATAACCTCTGTTTTTGTTTCGTGTTTACGCAAGGCTCGTCCTAACGCTTGGATAGTCGCAACTTCGGACTTCATCCCTCTAGCGTTAATAAAGTGTGTGATTTCTTGGATATTTACACCAGTCTGAAGTATCTTCGTACCAATAAGAACTGAGTTTCCGTCAGCCTGTTTAAACTTATCAATAGACTCGTATCGCTCTCCCAATGAGTTTGCGCCTTCCAAGTACTCAACCCCACCTCCGAGTGATTCTTGTATAAGTCTTCCGTGGGAAAGGCTTTTTGTAAGGATAAGGATTCTTGCTTTTTTGTTTTTTGATCTGATATCATCTACTACTTCCTTTATTATCTGATTGCGTTCTAAGTTTTGTACAATGTAATCATCGTATACCCCCATATACCCTAGATCCTCGTCTCTTCCGTCTGCGGAATACTCTCTTTCTATAAGTCTAACATAAGGTTTTGTTAGTGTTCCTTGTTCAATAAGATCTTTGGTGGTGAACTCTTCTATGATTTCCCCTAATGCTCCCTCTAAAGCATAGAGCTTTTCTGGTTCAGAAGGGGTTGTTGCGGTAAAACCAAACCTATAAGTTGCGTTAGTAAATGCTTGTATGGCTGGGAGAGTTATTTTCCCAGAACAGAACTCATGACATTCATCAACCATAAGTACTTCAGCAGTGTCTAAGTACTTGTCTAGGATTTTTTCAATACTTTGGACAGTACAAAGCATAATATCCCCATCAATATAACCCTCACCATAACAAAGACCAACGTTATCCATCCCGCAAGTTTCAGTAAGAAAATCATAAGTCTGTGTTAGTAGTTGTTTTGCATTGAATAATATAACCATCTTTCGACCAATCAAGGATTTGATTAGCCCAGCCATGATTAGGGTTTTTCCAGACCCTGTTGGAGACTTTATCACTCCTCTGCCTGACTCCAAAGCTCGGTTAATTAAAACTTCTTGGTAGTCGTAGTAAGTAAAACCTTCTATAGTATCTAGGTCTGGAGGGGTGTTAGCTTTATCCGTGTACGTTATTTTTGGATAACATTCAATCTTTCCTAGATCTTTGAGTATTCTAGGTAGAAGTCCTGACCTGAATGACCCTTTCTTTGTAATAAACCTTTTTTTACCATCCCAGTGTCCTCTCCTGTAGGAAGGAGAAAAAGAGGCACCTTGTACTTTGAACGTATATAAGTCACACAAGGCTTTTAGTAGCTTTGGATTATCGGTTACAATCTTAGATTTTTGAGTCTGTACTATAATTTCCACATACTATAATAGTCTAACCACAAAACTAACTAAAAATTATGCTAGAAAACAACAGTGCGGCTAACCTCGCTAAACAAGAGATTATTGATGAGCTTCTAAGTAATCTTCCTCAAGATACTTCAATAAAGGTAGACCTCCCCTCCGAGTGTAGAGTCTACCCAGACCTCCCAACAGACGAACCTGTAACTATTAGACCAGTTACCTTTGAAGACGAGAAGCTTATTGCCTCAACTAGGGGGGAAGATGGGTCAAACTTGCTTTTAGAGAGATGTGTTCCTAATGTTCAGATTGGTAATCTTTTATCAATGGACAAAATTTTCTTACTTCTTAAGGTCAGAGAAATCTCTTATGGAGCAGATTACCACCCAACTATAGCTTGTAACCATTGTGGTGCTGAAACTAAGTCTGTATTTAATATCTCAGATCTAGTCGTAAATCCTGTCCCAGACGATTTCACAGATACTGTAACAGTAGATCTTCCTGTATCTAAAAGGACTGTAGTTATTCGTATCCCTAGAGTTAAGGACGATAAGTACCTCAAGGATATCTACTCCAATCTTTGGAGGTTTGTAGTGTCAGTTGATGGACATACAGACACTATCGTCAAGAGTGGTTTCATCAAAGGTATACCTATTAGAGATTCTAAAACCTTAATTAATGCTATGGCACTCGATTATGGTGTAGAGACTAAGATCCAATTTAACTGCCCAGAGTGCTCTAAAACTAGCGTCATCGAACTTCCGATTGATTCAGGGTTTTTTGGCGTGAACTAGAGGAGATACTAGATGTAGATTCTTTATTACATGAAGCCTATATACTTGTAAGTAAGGTTAATTTCTCATATTCCGATGTTAGGAGCATGACGAGGACTGAGAGGACTACATTCCTCAAACTACTTAACGAAGAAACGGAGCGCAACAATGCAACTTAATGGAACTGAATTTACGGATCGTCATAACAGACCATCAACTCTACAAAGAGTAGGCTTAAGAGCGTACTTTACTAACAACGGTGAGTACTTTGACCCTTATGCAATCAGCGGGGTTACGGTATTTGCAGCTACGTCTAATATGTCTCCTTCCTCAGTGTTGGATACAGATACAGGTCTTATCTCTCCTAATGTAGATACTGACCTTATCCTAATGCACTTTGCTCCTTCTGCTGTTGAGGCTGGAGGAGCTATAGATGAATCTAAGTACGTACCTTCTGACGATGCATCCCCTAGTGGTGTTTATCGAACGGGTGTAGGTAAGTACGTAGCTGTTTTAGAACCAGACACAAGTGGTGTTTATAATCTTTACGGAAGTTCTCTTGAGATCGAGAATGGTGCTTCAGGAGTACTAGATTACACGGATATTTGGACTGTACAAATGTTCTCTAACTCTTCTCCTCAGTCTATGATTGATAAGTTTCACCTGTATAGTGATACTGTCATTATGACAACACAACCTTTCCTTGTAACGGCTACTAATCAATTAACGACTAAGCATGTTACTTTGGACTCTAAAGTTAATATGAAAGTAACCACTAATGTAACGATAGAGAACAAGGATATTGACGAAGCCACGAAAAACATCTTCAAAGATTCAGCAATCGTGTCTGGTATGTACAAGATTGAAAAAATCAATGAAGATGCCGTGTCGCTTCCTGCCAAGGTTGAAGTTTCTGGTTATTCCGATACGTCTTCTCTAATTGAGATAACTTCAGATAACACAATGTCTATGTTGTTTGATTCCACCCAACTAGCTACACACGCTAACATCGCAGATTTTGGTGGGGTCGTGGGAACCTATAGATTAACTGCTAAGTATAACTTGGTTAATGAAACAATCATTACAAAGCCGTTTTACTTTATAGTAAGTTAAACTCACGCTTCATTGTATAGAAATCGTCGAAGAGATTACTGTTCTCTTCGACGTATTTTTTTAGGTCTAAGAAATCGCAGTGAGCATCGTTCCAATCGTTGTATTCCTTAGGGGCGTGACAAATATACGTAGTAGGGAGATTTAGTCTCTTACGGAGAAAATCAAACTGCTTTATGCCTTTCCATCCTGCATCGTCGTTGTCATAGCCAATAATAAGCTTACCTTTAAAGTTGGCTAGTTCTTGCATCTGTGTATTGGATACATAAGATCCTTGGGTGCAAGTAGCATTTACTCCTTGTAGCTGTAAGGTTCTAGCGTCAATAGGACCCTCTACAACAAGAAGGTGGTCTGCACTTTCATCATAAGGGTATAGGACTTGGCTTGATTTAACTCCAGAACTAGCAGCGGGGTTTAGGTACTTCGGAAACATCTCTGACTTAGGAAGGCATCGTGCTTGAAAGTAGTAGTTGTTATCCCCGTATGAGTAGGGGATTATGATACGGTCTTTAAACCTACCTTCCGTGCAGAAATAATACTTGTCTTTACCTAGTATTAGTTTTCTACTGTAAAGGTAACTCCACGCCTCCAACATCTTACCTTCTAGATAGTCTGGTAGTTCTGGGATCTCAATAAGCTTGCTCCAGTCTAATGCTAAAGGATCAACCTCAGAAACTTCGATTTCAGGGGCTTTTGGATCTTCTAGTCCTAAGTGTCCGAAGTTTAGTACAAGGAGTCGGTGCTTGGCTAGATAGTAAGGGATATCTAAATAGAGTGCATAAAACTTAACAAAGTCTCCGCTCTGGTGTGTACGAAAATCCTGCCAAAGACCCGTGTAAACATTCATGCTGAACTTATTCTTCCAATCATCCTCTAAAAATGGGGAGGGCATGGTGTATTCACCACTAGAAGTAACTTTGCCTGAGTTCCCAAATTCACGGTCTAGGAAGTCTATAATAAAGTCAGGACTGACTACTGTGTCAAAAAAACTCATATGTTTATTAATAAAATTTCGAATTCAAAGTTCAATGTTTGGAAGGAATGTAGGTTGAAGTACAAGTATAAGTACGTGGACTACTTTCCAGAACCCGATGGAGATAACACTAAGGCTCTCCACTTCGGCTCCTATATTCACCAAGTCTTAGAGGATGGCGTTGAAGCTACTACATTAGAGGAGATGGTGCGCCATTCTGAGAATGTAAAAGGAAACTATAAAATCCACAAGGACTACGAAGGTAAGGATATCAAGTGTTTTGAGAACTTCCTAAAGTTCAACTCTCAGCTTGGAAAATCAGTAGGAGAAGAGCTTCGTTATGAAGTAGAACTTTCTGATGGTATCCTAGGTAACGGTATTATTGACCGTGTTATCGCAGGGGAGGCTGGAGGATTACTCGTTATCGACTACAAAACGTCTAAACGGGAGAAGACCAAAGTTGACCTATACCAAGACCCACAACTAATGGGTTACGTCTTTGCACTCAGCAAGATGATGAACGTTCCTGTAGAGAAGATCACAGCAGCCCATTACTACCCACTTACGAATAACTTCGTAACTGTAAAGTACTCTAAGGGTCAAATAGCTGGATATGTCAGGAAGACAGTATCTGAAGTGTGGAGGATCCGCAAGTCTAAGAAGGAGGATCTAACTCCAATGAGAAATCAATATTGCAACTGGTGCCAATTCAAGAAGGCTTGCCCTCAGTTTGCTTCCCCTGACGAAGTTTGTAAGGAAGTCGAGAGTCTTAAGCTCCTAAAAGAGGAGAAAGACCAGAAGAGGAAGGCAGAGAAGGAGACTAAATCTAAGAAATAGTCCCAACAATAAACGGTCTATAGACATCAATGTCTATGGCTAGCAGTAAACTACTAACGTACTCTTCGCTATACTTACACTTTTTAGTAAGATGGTTGAAGAGTACTTTCAGTTTGAGAGGCTTCTGTTTACTTACAGACTGGAACATCTTGTCCTGAAAATGCTTCAGGATCTTTTCGCTATATCTGTGTCTCCACTTCTCTATAAATTGCTTACTGAAGGTGAAGTCTAATAGTTCCATGAACTCCATAACCTCACTACTTGTACCGTCTGACATATATTTCTTCTAAAGAAAAGAGAAGATAGAATCCTTAGCAAAGATTAGACTAAGTACTAACTTAGTATTTATTACCCTCTACACTAAATACAAGTAAAGACTAAACACTCTACTTTATATCTTAACTTCTTATTAAGGAGAAGATTAAGAATTTTCTAACATACTCTAATAATTATTATATAATAGATTTTTCCATGAGCATTCTCTCAAAAAATGTTAAAAATATTTTAGCCACCGTTGGTAAAGACCGAATAGTTGACGTTACACCAGTCCCTAAGAGTATGGGTAGTATCTTTGTTGGTGATCTACTTATCTTCACTTATCGTCCAGATAATAGAAAAAAGTATTATATGGGCCAGAAATTAGCCGTAGTAGTAAAACCAGTCATAAGAGACGGTAGATCAGGAAATCTCCTCTTAACGGTTGCAAAAGTTGCCCTAACAGGCAGTTTATCACCAGCTACACTAGAGGACCTATATAAAGATGTAGTCAACACTAAGACGGACTCGTACAGGACTTACATACTGTCTAAAGTTTTAGGAAATATTTACAAAGTAGATACAAGGGATAGGGAGGAATAATTATGGTAGCACCAATGGTAGCAGCATTAGCTATTGAAGCGAGTATAGGAGCGATGGGTAAGTTAACTGAAGCTGTTACAGAGTCCGTAGCTTTCTATGATGACGCTCAGAAGGCATCTTTGACGTTGGGTATGAATTACTCAACTGCTACGGACAGGCTTGGAAGTAGCATGGATGGTCTTGGAGGAACTATCAAGGATAAGCTATCTGGAGGGTTTGAGATCTTAGACGCTGGTTTCCAAGGCAACATAGAAGAAATGTCTCATGTCGTCAACCAGATGAAGCTACTGGGGCAGGATACAAAAGGTCTACATAAGTTAAACCAATCTTTAGGTTTTTCTTTAGGGATGAATTCACAAGAAATCGGAAGTTTGGATAGTACTTTGCTTGATACTTCAAGGAGGTATGGAGTCTCTATGGAAAAGATGGTTAGTAGTCTTGATGGTCTAAAGGAAAGTTTTCCTATACTCTTAGCCTCTGGAGCAAAAACTAATGGAAACCTAGTGGCGGCTGTTGGAAAGATAACTGCTGGCATGGGAGCCCAAGATAAAGGAATGGTTAACCAGTTTGTTAACAAATTATTCAAGAGTGATGCCGATACTCTTAAACAATTAACAGCGTTAGGTATGGTTGACGATGTGAATGCGATGTTTTCTGGGGATATGTCTATACAAGAAACACAAAAAACATTAATGAGGCTAGTTGAAAAAGGGGGATCCTTTTACGATAGTTTTAACATGGAGGGTTTAGCAGGTTATGGACGATCAGGTATCTCTGCGTCAATTGGAAGTAAGGAGCTTACTGAAGTAGCTAAGGTTATTGAGATAGCAATGGCTAAACCCAGACAGATAAATACAGAGGAGATAGACTCAAGAAACACTCTGAGTAATAAACTAGCTGAGACGTTTGATCTTACACGTTTTGGTGACGGACTTGCTAAGAGTATGACTGGAGGCCATGCGGGGGATCCTACCTACGTATCAATCACTAACCCAGAAGGGAAAGCAGGAACTCAAGCAGGAACTCAAACAGGAACTCAAACAGGAACTCAATCAAAATCTATGGTTGCTGTGACAATCGAAAGAGAATTAAATCCTCAAAAAAATCAAACAGACCCTAATACTTCAATTCTTAGAGACATAGCTGATGGTGTAAATAAAACTAACCAGTTAACAGAGAACGGTACTAGTAATAATAACTTTAATAATATTAAACAAAATATTAAAGCCTTAAGCTCACCTAGAACTAATTGGGTAATGAGATAATGAAAACTATAGCAGAAGACAATAGAGACTTACATAATAGATCTAAATTATCTTTCCATTACGACAAAGGTGGTGGAAATATATCTATTTCAAGACTTCCTTTTTTTGAGAATATAAAAGTAGATGAATCTAAGTCCGCTAGATGGAAGAAGTATAATGTAGTGTCTAGATCTTCAGACTTATACGCTTACTTAGGGGCAGACTCTAGGAAGTTAAGTCTGTCTTTTTCCATGACCCTTCCCCATATACAGTCTCTCATTGATGATGTTGGTTGGACAAACTATAAAGACTTACAAATTGAAGATCCTAAAGAAGAATTCTCTAAAGCACCTCCAGACCCAACAGATACTCCTGATTCGCCTAGTTTTCTCGATTCGGCTAAGGCAGTTAATGTCGAGACTGATTCGTTTAGTTTATTAGACTTAAGTATTGCTGCACTTAGTTCAATAGCAGATACAGCAAGAGATCTATCAGTTCAAAATACAGTAATGTTTTGGGTAAATACTATTAGAACTTGTGTATCAAATAATGCTAAAGATCCATCCTTAGGTCCTCCTATAATTAGATTGACACATGGAGTTATGTTTCAAGACGTACCGTGCATAGCAACCTCCGTTAATATAACTAGTGACCCCCTTGCTGGCTATGATAAGAAGAATCTCTTACCTAGGAAGATAGATGTAACTATGTCTTTAGAGGAATTCAGAATGGGAGATCTAGGAGATTACGCCGCAGGTGAGGCCACAACAAGAGATAACTTAGCTGGGTGGGAAGCTGTAATAAAAACAGGGTCTACAGATCCTAGGGGACTGAAGTAAGATATGCCTAATAACTATAAGTACTTAGACACTCAGAAAACCTCTGTACATAATAACAAAGTAGTCGCAAGCTCTTTACATAAAGAGTCTATTGTTTCTCTAATTAAAAAACTATCGGAAGACTACGAATATGAAATAGGGTATATCCCTAACGGATACGAAGGTAGACCCGATCTAATCTCTAATGTCTACTACGGCACCTCTGATCTAATGTGGCTTCTTATGTATGCTAACGGAATCACAGACCCTTTTGAAGGGTTTTATTTAAATAGAAAGATAAAAATACCTAAGATCTCATGATACCGACCGCAAACGTAATACTAACTAAAAACCCTAAAACTATGGAGGACTTCTTTTCTGGAAGATACTCTCTGGGTAAGTTAAAAAGTGATAATACAGGAGAAACCTTTGTATTCTCAAATGGTCCGGGGTCGAACCTAATTAGTTTTTCCGAGACTAGAGATGTTGGGTCCTCTGGTAAGTTTATAATATCCTTGGAATTTATAGACCCTGATCAGGAGTTTGAACTTAGGTCCTTTAAGCAAACATTAGCTAAAGGAATATCAACAAATTATGATGATTTTGTAGGGGACGGGTACTTATTGGCGTATGGTGTAGGTTACGACCAAAAAGGTTGGTCTGGATCGAACTTCCTTACTTTAACAGAAATTAATTTTAATCCTACAGAAGGTAGGGTTTTTAAGTTAACGTTTGAATCAGGTATGGAAATTAATGCTTTTAGAACTTTCAATAACAAGGAGGTTATAGGTTGGGATTTCGATAGTAAAGCATGTGTTAAGTCGATAGATAGGTCCTCTTTAATTAGTGCTGAGGGGAGTGATCCGGGGTCGAAGACTCTTTCTGAAATTATGATAGCAGATGCTTTCATAAAACAAGAGAAGGTGGCATCTTCTGGGAGAAATTATATATTTCTCCCAAATGAATTAAATGGTTTACCAGACCTAACTGGGGATGAAATATTTTATAGTACACAGGATATAAACTTATACAATTCTAATGAAGTTTTTGCTAAACAACGAGAACTTATAGGTCAGTTTGAAACAGGTGTTGAGTCTTTGGCTAATCTTGGAGTTTATTTTAGCCATAGTATAGATACTTTGGAATTAGAATTTACCAAACCCTTAGCGTTTGAGATAGAGTTAAACAGAGAAGGTTTCGCTACCGAGTCCTCTAGTGAGGAATTAGTAACTTATTCCTTACATACACCTTTGGGGGGTCAGTCAGAACAAGAAAGAGTACATGCTTATCGTGTGTATAGGCAGTTAGGAGATAAAGATTCCGATATTGTTTTTTTCGAGGAGACAGATCAAAGTTTACTTCTAGCTTGGCAAGATGCGTTCAAAGACGCTCCGGAGGGGTATGGTCCCATCCAAAGACTAAGGGTTAATGAAGAAACAAAACAGATACTGCCAACCATAGTTATAGGGGACCGTGAGTTAATTGCTAGGCATTTATATCTAAAACAAGGCGCACCTAAAAAGCACACCTTAAGTCCCGTAGTAGAAAAATATCTTGGATCAGATTACAAAAACAACAAACTAGTTAGGAAAGCTTTACTTGTTAATGGTAGAGATCTTCCGGAAACGATGTCTTTTTCTTTTGGTGCTACAGATTCCGTTATAACAAAACTTGATATAACTAGTAATGAATCTTATTTGACAATGCTTAGAGATGCTCAGGAAAGTATATTAAGTAATCTGCGTAAAAATAAATTTGAAAAGAAGTCTAATCCTACAAGACCAGAATCTATATTAGAACTTATTAATACAGAGACTAGTGAGGGGTCATCGAGATCGGTCAAGGACGTACTCAAAGGATTAGTTTCTGGTTTTGTAGCTGATGAGGAAACAAGACTCAAGAGAATATTAGTAACTTCAGACGAGATAACCTCAGACTTGCTAACTCCAGCAATACTAGATAAGTTTAAAAGATTGCATGTAAACGCTACAGTAGAAACTTTGCCATTATTTCAATATAGTGGGTACAAGTTACTGGAACAAAAAGTAAAGTTTAACTTTAATGAGGTTCCTATATTTAGAAGTAAAGGAGAAAAGCTAGCCTCATCCTTTTATTCTGGCACTTATCAAATATTAGGATATAGCCATAATATTAGTTCAAAAGAACTAACATCAACGTTTACTTTAATGTCTATTCTCGATAAGGAGGATGTTGAAGCTATCTTAGAAGACGAGTCAGTATTCGGTGATGCCGACAAGGAGAGGCTATATAATATATTTAATGACTACCTTAAGACAGAGATACTTAAGAATCCGAACATCATAACACCAGAAAATGTTTTTGGTGTTTTAGGCGAAGAGCAGAAAAACATAGTTAACCCCGGTCTTTTTTAAATGGATATATTATTAGCAGAAGTAGTACCTTATAGTAAAGGAGGTATGCCTACTTCCTTAAATGTTAGATTTAAAGAGCTAAACCCAGAAACAGGTGAGATGCAACTACGAGGAGAGACTTTTCCAGTAACGTACACATCACCTTATTGGACTGGGAATGAAGGAGGTATGGTATCCTTTCCTCAAGTTGGTACAGAAATTTTGATTTGTAAGGTTCGAGGGTCAGGAACTTACTACTACCTACAGTCTGTAGTAGACAATGCCTCATTAAGTAGAACAGACAAAAACCTAAGAAGAGCTTCGGGAGTACCTATGAAAAAGACATTCATGGGTGAGAGGGGATCAGGACTTGTGATCAATGATGAGTTTTCTAAAGACTATCAAAACATAGGAGTCCAACTTAAATCAGCTACAGGGAAGAAGGTAACACTAAATGACTCCCCTCAGATTGATGGTGTAGCTATAACTAACGGGTTGGGTGATTACTTAAAGATGATGGCAAAGCCAATAAATAGTCTTATTGGAAAAGTCAGGTCTTTTGTTCTTAGAATGAAGTATGATATTGATATTCTTAGCGACGAAGGTAGAATTCATATTGAAAATCTTCCCAACGCAGATAACATAAACATAGTTAACAATGGAGGAAATCCGACAATACTAGGAGTTACTACTTACGATCCCCAAAAGGGTAATATCAACCTACAGACAGAAGTTAATGATATTAACCTATTTGCTAAAGGTCCACAAGGAAGAATATTCATTAAGTGCTTAAACAAAGCTACGGGAGTACTAAACCTTATAGATCTTGAAACCGCAGGTCTTGGTTCTAGGATAAGCATCAAGTCTGGTGGTAATTTAGACCTAGAAGCTATGGGGGACCTAAATATAAAAGCTACAGGTAACGTAAATATTCAAGGTACTCAAATACACCTAAACTCTTTACCTATAATAAGCAAACCTGAGATAGACAACTACTTAAACTTAGGTGTGGAGATTTAAAAAATGGCAAGCAGTGAAAGCATTTCTGGAGATTTAGGAAAAGCAGTTGATGGTATTGATGGTGCTAGTGATTTCCTAGACGATGCATCTAAAACTATTAGCGACCCAGTAGGAGCATTAGCAGAACAGCACGGAATACCTCCGTGTCTGTTAAAGCTAGGTAAGCAAGTATTAAGTAAATTGTCAAGCTCCATACTAGGAGGAATCTCTGCTTCTATGATAGGTGGTTCAGAGAAGTCTCAAAACTGGTTACAAAGATTCACTGCTTGGGTAGCTAATGTGGGTGGTTTTTTTGAAACTCCAACAGAACAGGGGACCTCTTGGTTAGAGTTAGATCTTCCCGGATTCGGGGCGAGCTTGTCAGATCTAGCTGGTGCCTTTGATGCGGTAAGCGATTTAGCCGACGATGTTTCGGATGCTTTAAAGTGTATAAAAGACTTTCATGATTCTTTAAATCCACCGAAATCTTCTCTTTCCGAGGAAAGCATAAGAGCTTCCTTTAGCCCAGCGATGAACGCTAGAGCAGATCTCCATAGAGAGTTATTAGCCGCTATTGATGATTCTCTGTCAGATATTAACGATATTTTAGAGGAGAGGAGACTAGATCCTAGCTTAGAGCCGACACTAGGGTCTGACGATCCCGGATTAGATGAGGAAGTGTTTAGGCTTGTGTATGGTCCTCCTTTGTCTCAGAGAGGTCAATACACTCTAACTAGTGATGGCTTGTACTACGACTCACAAACAAGTGGATTAGACCCTATTAACTTAGCCATTTCTGGCACTGTAGCTCCCGGAGATGTGTGGAAGTACGACTACGATCCAAACTTAGGTGGGCGAGGAGATTCCGTTAGCCTAAGAGCGTTAGAAGTATTTAAGGACAATATCTTTGATATTAACATTATTGATGATAGTGCAGGATTACAGAAATTCTACAACGGAGACACACCTCTCCAGATCCTAATACAACAAAGAGATAAACAACTTTCAGACTTATCCGGAGTACTAGTAGAATTTCAGCAGTCTTACGGTGATGATTCTCAGATAACTAAAAACCACAGAGAGTCTATAATTACTGCTGCATCTAAGCATAATTTTGGAATTGATAAAAGAAAAAAACAGATCGAGGTTTATGTAAAGGTTCCTACTCTGTACGGAGAAAATCCTGTAGTATCTCCCGGTAATGTCCCAATAAACGACTTCTCTCTTTTAGAGGAGTTAAATGTTTCCGTAGATCTAGAGAAACAAAAATCTCTAACGTTCAAACAAGGCGAAGTTAATGGTATCGTATTACCGATTAATCCTACCTTTGTTGCACCTACCGAAAAGGCACCTACAGTAAGTTATAACCACTTAAACGTCCCTAATGTAGGGGTAGAGAGTATTACTAACGAATCAACATCGTCTGCTCCAACATTGTCCTTAGTT